GCACTAGGCACTGTATATAACGTTGTTAAATCTGTAGTAGTTAGATCTACTTTTTTATTTATAAAACTATTTGCCATTAATTTAAAAAGAAGTTTTGAGCTTCTACCTCATCTTTTAATTCTTGTTGATACGTAGTATTTAATTTTTGTATTATACCATCTAAGTCTCTAGTTTGAGCTTCTGCAACTGTATAATCATATTCTTGTGCAGGTCTTGTTAATACTTGTACTATCTTTGCCATTATTTTTTCTTAACTCCTTTAATTTTTTTCTTATTTAAAGTTGCATAAAATACTTGTTCACCACGTTTTTTACCGTATTGTTTTTTCATAGACTTCATTATCTTTTTACCCTTTTTATTTAGTGGCATTATCTTCTCCCATCTGGTTGTACGTCTAATCTAAACGTGCCTAATTTCCAATCTTGACTGGCTGCTGTATTTTCTATTTTTACCGCAATCGCCCTAGCTCTTGCACGTGTATCAACTTTTTGAGTTGAACTAGTTATATCAAAAGGCCCAAGGGATGAACCTGTTGCCGTGTCATTAGGGTAATTTTTTAAATTTAATGTAACTCTAGTATCTCCGGTTTGAGATATGAAGTCAGGTACAAATCTTCTAATTTTCATTATGTGCTCACCGTCTCCTCTAAAATCCGCAATACCACCCATACCCCTCATAACTCTTTGTGTAATGTCATAATCTCCAGATAAGATGTTTGCTGTGACGGCTGTGATAGTACCATTTCTGTTTTGATCGGTCCCTGTTTCGTGTTCATAGTAACTTGTTCTACCTTCTGTGTTTCCTACAACATCAAAAGACGTATCGGTATCGGCATCATACTCTAATGCATGAGGTTTAGTGAATACCGCAGAGTCTTGCCACATTGTTCTAGCAAGTGAACCCACAGTCCATACTGGTCTTTTTGGTGTAGAATCAAAATAATTATAACAAACCATTCTGTTTACAACAGAAGAACTTGATTCTGGATAAAACCACATAACCTCACCAAACAGATTGTTTAGACCTGCTGATACCATCTGGTTACCAGATTCAATATTTATATTATCAAAAACAAAATCCTCTACTAAACATGGTAATGATTCTAGTTTACCGGCATATCTAAAAAAACCATTCTCTGACATCCAATATGCAGCACCATCAACCTCGACACATGCATTCTGTCCAACAAGTCCGCAGTTAGTTCCAACTTGCGCGAAAGCAAACGTAAATGGTTGACCGACAAAACGCATTGTAAATAAAGCCGTGTCTGTCCAAACAGAAATAGCGTCACGACCTCTGATTGCTCCTCTGATCTGTGATCCGTCAGCTAACCTTTGTGTACCAGCTGTGTTGGTTGCTGTAGGTGTATATGTATTTATATCTTCTTGATCAGAGAATCTAATAAACATATCATCTTGCGTAGACGTGTTTCCAATAGTGGTCTCTGTACCAAAGAATACTAAGTGACGATCCGGAGTAGATACAACCATATGTCTTGATGCCGTTGGGGCACCAGTGATAATTGTTGCTCTTGTCTCTGTTGCATTTGACAATGCTGAGTTCCATTCAAACACAGCACCATCGTGTATTAAACAAATTGCTTTGTCACCAAAATTATCAAGTGACCACATACCCGGTTCTAATACTAAGTCACCAGATGCAGCTTCACCCCATGCAACGAAATCTGTAGTGTTAGTTACGGTTGCACCGCTACTGTGTGCAGCTCTTGTTGTTCCTCTGACTGCTCTTGTGATACCGGTTAAAGTAGTGCCACCTGTAACTCCTGTGTAAGATATTTCTTCTGTCCCCACTTTTATAAAATTAGTTCCTGTGCTTGGAAATTGTGTGGCATCTGCTAAAACGATTGAAGTTCCAGATCCACCCGTTCCAAATGCATTATCACCTAGAGCTCCGTTTAAAGTTGTAGTTACTGCGTTTGAAGCTTCTCCACCATACGAACCTAAACCCCAACCAAAACCTTTTTCTTGAACAGCTGAACCCACAGTGTAGTAATGTTGAACTCTGATACCACCAGATGTTGTAGCACCAGATCCTGATTCTGCTGACGGCATTGTAATTGTTAATGTCTCTGTTGTAGGAACAGAGGTTACCATAAATTTTTTATTATCAAAATCAGAAGCACTGTAATTAGATCCGGTAATGCTAGTAAAATTATCTAATAATATAATGTCTTGTGGTTCAATACCATGACCTGTTGGAAAAGTTAGTGTAACAGACGTTGATCCGTTGGTCGTAGTAAATGCACTGGTAAGAGTGGTTGTAGTTTTAATAGGGTGTATGTCATAAAATACACCACCAGAAAAGGCATATAAAATTCTGTTTGTCCCAATAATAGCGTATCTTCGACCTAAACTATTAACAAAGTGATGAAGGCCTCTACCTGCTCCAGTCAACTCGTTTTCGTTGACGTTTCCTAGCTGGTTCCAACCGCCTATTTTCTCAGGCGTACCATATCTAAATCTAACATTATCACAATCTATCCATTGTGATTCTGCTCCGGTAGCTGTAACTTGTTTATTGATTCCAGGTGCAAACCCTATTTTCTGTAACATAATTCGACATTATACAAAGTTTTAAGTCAAATTCCACTCAATTTTTAGTGGGAAACATGAAGTTAGCAGCGATGCTAATCCTTTCACCAGAACTCTGAAAGCTATTGACAGAGTGCATTAAAGAGCCTGGAAATATAAAAAAGTCACCTACCTCTGGTATGTGGTGATATGAATTAATAACGTTAGGAATCGTTGGATTATTAAATAAAAATTGTATGGCACCAGGCCAAGAATTATGTGCCTTACACTCTTCAATTTCTTTTCTTAAGCCTTTAGGTATTTTTAAATAAAATACCGATGAGAAAGCAGCGTCATGCATATGTGGTGGGTTACATTCACCTGCTTTCATGTAATTAACCCAGACGTCACTAATCTGCATTGGAGGTGTTTTCTCCACATTATACCAATTTTTATAAGCTATGCTAAAGCCATCAACATATTTGTTAAAAATATTTTTAAACTTAGTTCGATCTATATCGTATTCATGATCTATTAATCCAACCAATTTACTATTAGCTTCTTTTGCTTTATCTTTTTTACAAAGAGAAATTAATTTTTTTACGTCTTCTGAATTTAATTTAGACCTATATAATAAAGGTCCACTATATATCATGTGTCCCATTTTTTAATCCGTATATTCCATTCAAGCACTTCAATTAAGTCATTCATATAAACTTTCTTTAATTTATGTGTTTTAATATATTTATGTAATTCATCTATGTCAAATATAACCCAGTCGTTTTTCTGTTCAAAAACCATTTTTTCTGCTTCTGTATCAAGTCGTCCTCTTTTTGCTAACGTCCCATCTAGCATTTCAAACATATCTCTTACATCAAATCTATAAAAAGCATTCTGGCCTTTTATCATACCTGCAATATTCCAAGATGTTTTTTCTTTAGGATATTCTATAGCTGTTAGACACTTGGAAAATCTAGTTACTATTGACATTTAATTTTTCTCTAATCTTAGTTGCAGAAATCTCTTCTACTTTTGATGGTAGTTTTATTTCTTCTATGCTGTAACCAACATCTCTACCATAACAAATATGTGTAACGTTTGGCACTCTAATAATTTCAAACATGCCTCTATACTCTTTAAGTCTTTTTATAATTTTTCTTCTTACAGCTTTAAATGGGTATGGATTATTATCACCGTCGCAGTCTCTAACCATAATTACAACTTGCCCTGTCTTTTCTAATATCTTTTTAAAAAGTTCAAAGTGACCTTCGTGAAAAGGTTGAAATCGTCCTAGCATTTGTGCTGTTGGTTTTTTATAATCTATCATTATTCCAATCTACTATTAGATGCACTCTATCTTTATTATCATTATTTTCTACCGAGTGTGTTTTTCCTGAATTATTTATTTCCCACATTTCACCTTCTTTTAAATTTTTTACTTCTTCACCGACTGTAAAAAAAGTATTTGAATTAGTTACAATTGGAATATGAATTCTTTTACATTTTTCTAAACTAGGACCTGAATCGATATGGGGATCTATTTTAGATCTTGCTTTTAGTTTTACTAAAATGGCTCTAACAATATAACCTTTTGAAAAATGCTTTGATAAGTTATTCTCTATTTTTTTAAACAAACTTTGAAATTTTTTATAACAAGGCCAATAGTGCAAATCTGTTTCTCTGCCATCTTCATTATAGATTATTGGTATAGTTTCTGTATGTCTGTGAACTTTAAAAGTCTTTTGCCTAAAATCAAAACTTTCCCATTCTTTTTGTGATAGTTTGTTAACTATATTTTTTGTGCCATTTAATTTTATTTTTCCTATGTAATTAAAATTTATCACGAATCTCCTTTATCACATCTTGATAATCAAAATTTTTAATTTCAAAGGTACAGTGATTTGGTTTTTCAAACATTTGATTTGTATCTTCAAATCTACCTTTCTTAATTGTATTCATCCAAACTTTTACATCATACTCATGTCTGTCGTCATCAAATGGACAAACAAAGTCTACTACTGCATGACCGTCTACAAGAGAAGATAGACATCCCATTCTTTGCGCTTGTCTTGTTCTGCCTTGTGCAGAAAAATCCCAATCGTTAAACATCTTTCTTATTTCATCAGCATTAAAATAAGCATGTCCTGCAGACAGTTGTCTAGCAAAAGTAGTCTTTCCCGATCCTGGTAAACCAAATACTAATACTCTCATTTTAAACTAGGCCCTGTTATCCAACTTACTAAAGAATATCTTTGTCCTTTTTTAATAGGCAAAACTTGATGTAACATATAACTTGGAAAAATAATTATCGATCCCTGTTCCTTGGTCATCTTAAACCTATCCTTAGAATGTGATCCAGTCATTACTTCAAGTTCTCCACCTTTGTAATTATCTGGAGATAGTTGAATACTTACAGATAATTTTCTTGTTACTATACCACTAACAGAATCTTGGTGACTTTTAAACTGGCCTTTTTTCTTTGCCTCATAATGCGTAAATTGAATAGGTTCACCAAATCCTCTAATGTCAAATTGAAAATGTTCATCGTTTAGTTTAATAACATTTTCTGCGATTCTAGAATATATCCATTGTGTATCAACATTAAACGTAATCCAAGCAGTTCGACTGCTTCTGAATGAACTATCTTTTTTTGATTTTGATTTAACACCCACAAAAGATTCTTCAGGTTTTAAAGACTCACCTAATTCTATAATCTTTTCACATTCTTCTTTAGTAAAAATATTTTTTTGATAAGCGAAGTTGCTTACATTGTCTTTAAAAGATACAGAAAAAGGAACTATCATCTTAACGAAGGTCCTTTCATAAATAAAGTGAGACTCCTTCTTTCACCATTTATAATTGGTGTTACTCTATGATTATAGAGCGAGGGAAACATAACTAAAGTTCCGGGTTTAAAATCTTCTACTTTAATTATCTCATGATTAAATATTTCTAAGTCTCCACCTTCATAAGGTTTAACAGATATATTAAGCAATATGGTTAATTTAAAATCTTCAAAACGAAGATTGTTAGCCACATCGGTATGCCAATCGTATCGACCCTCTATGCCATAACTATTAGTCAATGTGTAATCATGTATGCTAATTGGATTCACATCAAATCCATATTGTTCCCTGTTAATGACATAACAAGATTCTATTATATTTGATAAATATTTTTTTACATGCATATACTTAATTATTTTTGAAGCTGTGTATTTTAATTTTTTACCTCGCATAGTTGCTGCATTTTCTTTTGGTTCAATGATTCCACTCTTGTTAAATATTTTATTAATTGAAAGTATTTCTTTTTTAGAAATTACATCCGGGATTATCCAATAGGTTGGTCTCTTATTCATACAAAATTTTATTTAAGTGTTTATATTTATTAATTATATTCTCAGGGAGTTCAATATCATTAGGTTCTTTTTTAATTTGTTTAGTTCTAATAGAGTGCATGGGTGCACCTAAAATAGAATCATTGTAAAAAGGTTGTTTAAAATTACTAAAGGTATGTTTGTGTTTTTCTATGCCATAGTAATTATATATTTTATCAATAGTCTGTTTAGGGTTGTTAACTAAATCATTGTAATCGATTAATAAAAATTTTTTAATTAAATTATTCTTTTTTAATTGATGTATTGAATAAAGCATCATGTCTATGTAATCTCCTTTAGCCATCATCAAATCAACTTTAGATTCAATTTCACTAGTAAATAAAGTGGTGTGATCCATAGATCTATATATCTTATTATAAAAATAATTAGGGTTGTCTCTACACAGTTTTAAATAAGATTTTATTATCTCTAGTATGTCTCGCACTAATATAACAATTTTAATGGAGTTAGGGGCAATCGATTCTAAAACGCTATAGTTGTAAGGAGTTATCCAATCTCCTCTTTCAACAATATATTTAAAATTATGGTGGCTATAATAATTAGGAATTATATTTTTATAAACATTTTTTAAATTAGTAGTGCAAGGATAGTTCTTAAAAATCATAGAATTTTGTTCTACATTTTTTATGGCGAAGAAAAGATCCGGTAAGAAAGAATGTCCAGTCGCATAAACATCCGGATTTTGATTTAATATTGCCGACAACAAAGTATTGCCTGCTCTGGGTAAACCTGTGAAATAAAAATATTTTTTCATATAACTTCTGTTTTAAACGCTAAGGTTATTCGATTGCCTTTTTTAGGTGCATTGCCTTTGTGAGGTTTTTTAGCATCAAATAATATAAGCTTATCTTCTTCAAACTCTATTTTACTTTCATCCTTAATTTGAAAAGCTCCCTCACCGTTTACCATATATAGACATGTTATATGCCCGTCATCAACGTGATAGTCTCCAGGCATATTAGGATATTGTAAATTAGTATAAACCCGTAAAAGTTTTAAATTTTTTCCTACAACATTTTTAATTTTATAGAATATAAAATCCATTAAGGGATCAAACGGAACTTGACCTTGTAAAAATTCAGAAGTTCTTACTTCTCTACTCTGTTGAATTATGTAGTTTATAAATCTTAAATAGGACTGTAAGAAGCCATTCATTTCTTTCCCTAAAAAGTTTCTTTTAATTATTGTTTTCAATTTTTTTGTACCAGGTTGCTAAAGTATATCTTGGATTTTTTAAAACCTCTTTGACTCCATGATTATAATATTGGCCATCAAAAAATATAATTCGTCCTTGTTTAGGTTTAAAAAAAGAACCATCTTCAAAATAAGTTTCTCCACCATCGTAATCATCATTCAAATATAATATTGATGATAGTGTGGTGTGTTCATAAGCAAAATCTCTATGTAAGGGCTGGTAACATTTTAAAGGCCATTTAACTAGATGCGTATACTCAAACGTTGAGTTGTTTAATAATTTAGAGATGTAGTTTAGATCTTTTATAAGTTTGTCAAAATTTTTAAAAAAATATTTTTCTGAGTTTAATTCTAAAACTGTGTTGTAAACATTGTCCTCAGTCTCATGTTGGTGAAAACTCTTTTTAGGTTTTTTGTTAAAAAAATTTATAAGCTTCTCACAATCTTCTTTTGATATCATGTTGTCTCTACACAAAGATATCATTTTAATACTAATCTAGTTAATCCTATTTGATCTCCTAAATCTCCTTTTATAAAAGTATTAAATGCTAGACTTATTCTATTATTACTTTCTTGTTTTGTTATAACTGAATGCTCTAATCTAGAGGGAAACATTATTAGTAAACCTGGTATCACAGGCATATACCAAGAACCAGAATTATCTTCATTAAATTTTATTATTTTAGGCTGTATCTGATTATATTTAATTGGTGATGAAAATTTAATTGAATCATCTTGCTCTGAAGAAATATAAAAAACACCTGATATAAAACTGTTAGGATGTTCATGAGAGTGGTGCCCTTGATCTTTAGTAGTTAGATTCAACCAGGATTGAGTGATGTATATTTGATTTTTTGGATCAGCATTAAATACTTTATAAAAAAATTTATTTACGTGAAATTGAATAAACTTATTTATATCTTTAAATGCTTTGTCTTTTAACACATAACTACATTTACTACTGTGATTAAAATTTGTGTTTTGAATTGTGTCTTTTAAATATTTATCTACAGTTTTATTTTCTTTTAAATTAAGTTGTCTATTAATATTTGTCTTATAAACAGGTGTCGGAAAAATCCTTTGGACTTCTGCGCTTTGATTAAAATCAAGTTTCATTTAATATCCCCAAGTTATAAAAGAATAACGTGTGCCTTTAATTATTTTTTTAACTTCGTGAGGATAAATAAAATTAGAGGGGAATATAAATATATCTCCTTGTTTTAAATCTACTTTTCTGTTGCAGAGATAAAACTCCCCACCTTGATAATTATCGTTTAGTAAACCAATAATACTTAAAATAGGCACCCCTTTTTCTTGACCATCAAAGATGTCATGAATGTTATCTACATGTAAAGACATGCTTGTATTTTTATCATATCTATTTAATCTAAATCCAAATAATTTAGAAATAATCTGTTGCTTTTCATGCACACGTAAATAAGGGTAGAAAGAAAAAAGATCATGTCGATATTGAGAGACTGCTTTTGTTACAAAAGGGAGTAAAGTATTTTGCTCCTTTTCGTTCATCATGTAATTTTTTAATTCTTCTTTTTCATTTTGTCTAGATCCAATACCATTACCTGATTCATCTTGCCATTGATGTAAAGTGTATTTTACTTTTTTAAAACCTTTTATTAAACTTTTACACGTTTTTTCAGGTATGAAATTATATCTTCCAACAAATTCTAAAACATTCATGATTTCTAATCTTTTTTAGATTAGTATCATTTTAGATTATTAATGTCAATTAAGGTTATTTTTCTGTCCAAGAAGAAGAGGACGAATCCCAGTAATGAGTTGCAACAAAACCATTACTTTTATCATCACTAGAAGCAGCGCCTTCCCATCTAGTTTCAGATTCAACCCAAAATATATCTGCACGTGTAGCGTTAATTTCAAGAACACTTGGAAAATCAACAGGTGGAATCCAAGATCCTGTAGGCTCATCAAATATCCAAGATGGATTATTTAATGGTTTATTACATACGAAAGCATCTAGTGACTCATCGTATTTCATTCCCACAGATGCAAAATTTTTTCTAAAGGCTTTTGATTGATCTGGATCTACAGAAGGCGGAACACTGGTATCGTTGCTTGGAGTATAATACACTCCAGATCTTGTGTTGTAAGAAGTTTGTTTAAAATCTGAGTTAGGTAAATTGTATAATTTTCTGCAGAACTCAACACCTAACGATTCTTGTTCAACACCATTTTCATCTGTAATAACATTATTGTTAACAACAATAACTTTCATTACGTTTTTATCTTGATCTAAAAGTGCAAAGTGAGCCATCGTTATACCTTTAAAGTTCCTGACCCTGTGAATTGTAAGATTGTGTCAGATCCATCTGTAGTTACAGTTGGACTTCCTGTTACTACCCCTGAATAACTTGCAGTTGCTAGTCTTAAAATTACAATACCTGAACCACCTTGGCCTCCTTGCCATCTTCCAACGGTATATGGTCCTGGGTCTCCACCTCCGGATCCGCCGCCCCCACCACCGGTGTTGGCCTGTCCGCTACTTGCTTGTGTGA